CTGGAATCAAGTCTTCATCTGAAAAGTAAAGGGTGCCTCTGCACAGGGCAGGCCCCCACTCGGCCGGCTCGAACTGCGTCTGCGGATAACGCACCACCATGTCATCAACAACGGCATCAACGACAAGGCGGTCACCTTCGAAACGAATCTCCTCAATGCTCTGTACCTGGCTCACTTGACCTCCTGTGCAGGTTGGTCGATCTGCAGCGCATCCATGCGCTCATCCCAAGTCATCTTGAGGAACTGCTCCAGGTCGAGCAGCCGCTCCAGCTGAGTCTCGTCGTAGCTGGTGCTGAGCCCCCAGTCCTGGAACTGCTGGATCTTCTGCTCCAGCTGCATACGCGCCCAGCTAACGGAGAAGTACCAAGGGCTGAGTTTGCTGCGGTCGAATTTGATTGTGGTTGGATCGTGCATTGTTAATCAGTAATACAGAGCCCGCCTCGACGGGCTTGCCCTTAGTGTTGCACACGGACAGCCAGCACGCAAGCCCCGGCAGTTGCTTTTCTTAACACGCGCTGGCTGGGGCGAACTCGCTAGTGTTGTGGCCTAGACCCTTTTTGGAGGAGTCTGGGCGATCCAGTAGCAGCCGGCTGCGGGAAAAAAGGCGGGCACCGCGTGAGGACCCGCCACCGGCCACCTATTTGCCGTAACGCGCCAGCACAGCCCGCAACCCTGCCGCCTGTGCAAATGGGCCTTGGCGGATTGGATGGGCGTAGTACGCCTCCCGGTAGACCTTGCACAGCTCAAAGTCACTGGGACTGTCTTGCTCGTCGGTTTCAAGCTCCACCGCACCCTCTGGCGGTAGCACTGTTTCCCCAAGCTCTAATTCGTTTTCAGGCAGGGGAATGAGCTGCCACTGCACCACGTCGCCGTCAAAGTCTTCCCATGTGTCGCAGTCAGTCCAACCACCTGCACACTTCGGATGGTGCATGGCCGGATACCAGTCGGAGTCCGTTTCCTTGACCCAGTACCAACGCTCTGGAATTAAATCAGCCATCGAGTTGCTCCAGTGCGCGGCGGATAGTGTCGAAACGTTGAGACCACTCCGCTTCCGTTGAACCAAGGTCAGCTTCGGCAAGGGCCTGCAGCGCCTGCTCCTTCAAGCTCGGCGGCTTGGGGCGGCGGGCGGCGCGGAGAGCCGGAATGGCTTTGCCGTCATCGCCCCAGTAGCCCATGCGCGTCATCCATTGACAGCACGCCTCCAGCTCCTGGTCGGCGCCCCATTGGGCGGCGCGGGTGGCTACATCAGTTACCCACTGGTCAACAGGCATCGCCGTGGCGCCAAGAAACCACTGCTGCACCAGCTCAGTCGGCGGGGTGATCGGGTGTTGTGTCATTACTTAAAAGTTTTTAAGTTAATTAGCTGACAGCTATAAAACACAGCTGCCACAGCACCCAGGCGGGACTCGAACCCGCATCGCCCCACGCTGCAGCGTGAGTGCCGTCCTATCCGTTGGCTCGGACTGGGTGGATGGCCCAAGCGTGAGACGCCTCAAGGACGCACAGGGGCTTGGGCTCTGTGGCCCGATGCCGAGGCAGAGCGGGAACGCTTCTATTGTTGCACTCCTAGGGCTTCTGGCTGGTACTGCGTGAGCACGCAGACGTCAGCGCCTTGCTTGAGAGCTGTCCCAACGACGTAGCGGAACTGCTTGTCCGCGTCGTCCGACTCCTCGATCTGGTACTCCTCGACCTCGTAGGCCATGCCCTTGCGGTACCAAGAGACTCGGACCACCGCCATCAGCTCGTAGGGGATGTCGCCAACGGTGTACCCCAAGGTCGGCTTCCTGGGGCGCTTCGGCTGGGGTGGTTCCGGCTTCACGGGATCTCTCCAAAACACCCACGCGGCAACCCGCATGAGCCCTAGGAAAAAGTTAGGCGTGGCGAACATCGGTAGATCGGGATAGGCAGGGCGTCAGCAAAGAACTCGAACCTCCGTGAGGGCGGCATAGACCTCGGCACGTTCGTCCTGAGGCATGTCGGCCAGTTGGCGCTCCACCTCTTGGGCGATCAGGAACGAAATGAGGTTGGACGTCCTTCGCATGGTTCGTTTGGACAGCCACTCCAGCTCGTTGGCGGTCATGTCGTTACAGGAAAAAGTTACGCGGTTCATAAAAGTGCGTATGAACCGCGTAACTCTACCGCACTTTTCACCAAATATCAGCCTCGCTGAGCATCCTGTCCAACTCCGCCCTCGTTCGGTCCTCGCGCGTGAATAGGTCGCCGTTTTCTTGTCCCAAACTCTCAAAACCACTGCGCTGCAATGGTTCTGCCTGTTTTGGCTGTCCCAGTTTGTCCCGTTTTGTCCCAGCTTGTCCTTTTGGCGTCCCGGTGCCCGGTTTGGGACAACTTGGGACAACTTGGGACAAATCGGGACAGCTAATTTCCTGAGAAGTCGCTCCAGTACTGGATTCTTCTTCTTTGGGACAAGAAATACTTCCGACCCCCCTGCGCGCGAGAACAGCTACGTACCTCTTGCTGGAACGATCCCCCTCAGCAGCAACCAACCCCCGATCCACCAAACGCTGGAGCGACTTCGAGATGGCGCTCACGCTGCCTCCCAGAAGCGGATCAGCGTTCAGCTCCGCCTTGGTCATCGGCACACCCTTAGTGCGAAGGCGCTGGAGCACTCGGTCAATAATCGAAGCCGGGCTGGCGGAATCCCCGCCATCAACAGGCGGCAAGTCTTGGAGCGAAAAGGTCAGGTCTTCCTTCTGGCGCAAGATCAGCTGCTTGCCCTCGTTGCCCTCGCGGCTCTTACCGATGGTGATAAGCCGCGCAGAGGCCCCTACACGCTCCAGCTCGGACTTCTCCGGCCGTTTGATGGCCCAAGACTCGTCCACGCCGTCTTCAAGGGCTGTAGTGCCCCTAAAGCCGCCTTCCTTGTTGGCATGGTGAATGAACAGGATCGTGGTGGCCGGGAAGCTTTCGCCGTTTTCTGCGCTGTACCAGTACAGCGGTTCGGCATACTCCGCCTTGTTTTGGTCAAACGCACAGCCCCGCATACAGGCTGTAACCGAGTCCCACACCACAAGCTTGGGGCGATGCTCCTCAATCTGCTGGATAAACCAGGGGTACCAAAGCATCGAGACCTTGTTCCGCACGATCACCGGATCGTTCGCGGTGAAATCCAAATCCTGGAACTGCTTACGGATCCGCCGACTGTTTTGATCGCCGTTCAGCCACAGCACAGTGCCCTGCTCCACCGGCACCTCTTGCCCTCGCACTGAAAAAGGAGTTCCGCGAGCGATGTGCTGAGCCAAGGTCAGCACCGCCATGGTCTTACCGCAGCCACCACGGCCGTGAATCAGCACCGTTCCAGGCTTCGGTAAGAGGTCGGGAATGAGGTATTCGATGGGCGTTTCCTCCGCAGCAAAAATCTCTTGGAGCGATCCGCCATGAGACCCCCGGCGAAACTCCTGATCCGCGATCAAAAGCCGCACCACGGCAGAAGCATCGCGGTAGCCAGCCTCCATTGCGATCTCGTGGAGCTTGTGCTGCACCTCAGAAGGATTCGGCAGCTTCATAGCCGCATCAGCCCGCCGCACAAGTTCCTCATGCGAAAGACCAACGCTGCGGAACCGCTGCACCCGGTCCTGCTCAGCGTCGACAACAATCCGCCGCAGATCCTCCGACAACCACATCCGACCAGGCATCTGCTGGTCCGCCATCCAGAAGAGCGTCCCGAGGCTGACCGGCCCCTTCCGAAAGGACTTCCAAACCTCCTCACAGGGGTTGCCATCCACCCAATCCTGCGAAAACTCTGGATCTTCCGCAGACCACGCCGACCAAAGGGTCAAACCAAGGTCAGTCGGCAACTCCGAGTGGATCGCCATCCCCACCTTGACCCAGTGATCCCGGCTGCCATTGCCCTGCCCGGGAATCACCATCAGCGCCGACTGGATGATTTCAGCCACCTCAGCTGGATCCCGATCCGAAAAATCCAGCGCCTTCCGGTTCTTAATGAAGCCGCCGTCTTGGATCTCCTTACCGGCGTGATCCCGCATCTCCGCCAGCAACCACTCAGGCGCATCAGGAATCGCCTCAAGGTCGCCTTCAAAGCCGTACTGCCCTGCTGGAGCCTTCCCATCACTGGAGCCCGGATAAGCCCCGTAAATGACGCCCTGACGGCCCCAGAGCACCTCGTATCCAGCACCGGTATCCGACAACCCAAAGCCCTTCACCGAGCCCCACAGAGCCTCAGGAACGCGGTAGAGGTACTTCGCCGCATTCGCCTTGGTCGAGGTGATGACTGGAGCACCCTCCAGCGACTCGCCCCACTTTTTCTTGAGACGGCTGAGATTCCGATCCACGTCGAGAATCACGAGTCCAGCGCTGCGACCGCCGGTGAACACACCGACCGCTTGGAACACCTCCGGCTTCCGCTCGATCTGGAGCGCCACATCAGACGGCGCCATCACCTGATGGTGACTGCGCTCCAACGGCGTCTTGCCCTTCGAAATTTTCCCGGACTGGATCGCCTGATCCTTGGAGTAGATCGGCGCATACGCCAGCCCAACAGGCAGCTGGCGCACAAAGGCCAGTAAGTCCTGCGTCTTACTTTGCGACATGTTAGAGTCTCACACGAGAATGTTCATCACGCCCCCGCAGCTCCCGCTGTAGGGGCGTTTTTGTACGGTAGCGCCCCCGGTCAACCCGTGTTACTGTGTAAGGCGTTGGCACCCTGCCGACCACACCAAACACCTACACAAATGGCTTTCCTCAGCAAAACCGCCTCAGCAGCAGTCACCTCCAACGGCACCGGCGGCGGCTACCTCAGCCTTTCAAAACTCCCCGATGGTGGTTCCGTCCGCTTCGCCCTACTCACTGACGAACCTCTGGAGTTCTACGAGTGCTGGGGTGCCGCCAACGGCGCCAACAAGCCCTTCCGCTTTTCATACGAACCTACATACGAAGACGTGGTTGCCGAAATGGGCGACTTCGAGCCACGAGAAGGCCGTGGAGGTCCCGGAACAGCAGATGTAAAATTTGCGATTGCCGTACCGGTTTATTCATACGAGTCAGGCAAAGTACAGGTTTTGCAAATCACTCAGAAGTCCATTCTCAAAGAAATCGACCAGATCTCTCAGGTGGAGGAATACACCAATCTTCTCGAATGGGATTTTTCTATAGGAAAAAAAGGTTCTGGTTTGACTACTGAATACACTGTTCGACCTCTTCCCCGAAAGAAAGGTTCGCAAGAACATATTGATGCCGCCTGGATTGAGGCAAAGGCCGAAGGATTCGATATTTCGCGGCTTCTCCAAGGTGGAAACCCCTTTAAAGCTGCCTGATAGGTAAAATGGTGGGGCAGCGGTGCTTCCAACACCCTGCCCCCGACCACCTACCCGAAATAGGCGATGGCGAAAGTTTACAAGGTCCTACCGGCTGTTGAAGAGCTGTGGGAGCTATTTGACTACAAGCCTTTGACAGGCGAACTTGTTTGGAAAGTCCGTTTAAGTAATCGGACCAAAGCAGGTGCCACAACAGGCTCGGCGCACACTAAGGGCTACAAGACGACACGGATAAACACCAAGTCGTACTTGATACATCGCGTTATTTGGGCCTGGATACACGGAACAGATCCAGGAAATTTTCAAGTGGATCATATTGATGGTGACAGACTTAACAACACTCCAGGAAATTTGCGCCTAGCTACAAATCAACAAAACGCTTTAAACAGCAAAACAAGAGTCCACAACGTTAGCGGTGTTAAAGGAGCCAAGTTGACTCCACACGGCAAGTATCAAGCCCGTATCCGTCTGCATGGGACAACTCATTACTTAGGCACTTACGACACCGCTGAAGAAGCTGGTGCGGCTTATAAAGCTGCGGCGACCCGGTTGCACGGTGAATTTGCCAAGGTATAGTGGAATGGGAAAAACTATTCAAATGGCTTCCAATACGCAAGACACACTGGCATCACTGCGTAAATGGAGGCTGGAGCAAGACAATTCAGGCCCCTTCCGGGTCTACCGGGACATTAACGGCAACATTTACCATAGTGTTACACACATCCTAAAGGAAACAAGTGACAAAACCGGACTGGAGCGCTGGGAAGCCCGCCTGGGACCTGTTGAGGCAAGCTGCCAGCGGAATGTTGCCGCAACCCGAGGCAACATGGCCCATTCACAAGCCGAGTATCTCCTCAAAACAGCCCAGCAGCTGGCACGTTCCACTGCAAACAAGCGCAACTCCATCCGCTGGGACGAACAAGGACTGGCCCGCATCCCCACCCCCATCACCCAATGGGCACTCAAACGAGTCCGCCCCAACGTCCCCAGGGTTGGCTGGAGCGCTTCCGGCTACGCCCGAGGTTTATCCGACTGGATCGCCGAAAACGTTACCGAGATTTTCGCCTCCGAATTTTCCATTCACCACCCGGCCGGCTTTGCTGGAACCTGCGACGCCCTAATCGGACTCAAAAACAACGAGCTGGTACTAGCGGACTGGAAAACCAGCGTCGCCCGCAAAACCAAACTCGACGAAGACGGCCTGGAACGCCTCCCGCTTGGCCATTCATACATCGACCAATGCGGCGCCTACTCACTGGGCCTCACCCACCTAACCGGCCTCAAACCAACTGGAGCAGCCATCGTCCTGGCACGCCGCTGCGGCTCCCCGAACATTCACACGATGACGCGGGCAGAACTAGATGAGGCCGAAAAGTCATTCATAGCCAGGGTGGAACAGTACTTCTCGGGCCTAAAGGCCCTCGAAAACGCCATTCAAGTCTCGGCCTAACGGCCTCGACGAAAACCCATTCATGACTGGAACGTCATTCATGTATTGTTTCGGCCATTCATAGGCCCAATACCTGGTACGTATTGGGGATGTTGCCGATACGTGTGCGTTTGCATCATCCGGGGCCTGTTTTGTGCGTTTGCACTGGTGCTCAGCCCTGCGGGTTTCGCACGGTGCGTCTCGTGAGTCTCACTGAGAATGGGAATCGTTCTCAAGCCAAGGCACAAAGAAAAGCTCCCATGGTGGGAGCTTGATTGGAGCACTAGCGGATGGTGACGGTAGCGGTCCCGTCGATTGGAACCCCCAACCGGTAGGCAGCACCGGCAGAAAGGTCAACCGATCCGCAGTCACAACGGTCTGTGACTGGAACCGTGAGCACTCTGCCGCGATGCTCAAGCCGCAAGCGGGTGCCACAAGGCAGCCAAGGGTGAGCCGCACTAATCCCCCAGTGCTGGTACGTCTGCCCACAAGCGGTCGTGCGACCGTGGTACCACTCGTGGTAGACCGTCGCCGTAACCTGCCTGGCTTCTACTGGAGCGTGGGTCGCTGCGATCAACCACAGAAGTAGGACGCGATTCATGCTGCCTCCTTGCGTGATGCCTGGCGCTTGCCGGCATCGCTCCGCCGCTTACGCGGTGCTCCCGGCGTGGGTTTCGTCCGATTGGCTGGAGCCTTCACGGGTTCGGGTGTGCGCGGAAAAATTCCCGTAGCTTGTGGAAAAAGTTCGGCCGGGATGTCAGCTCCGCCGTTCAGCTGCTGGCACGCTCGCCAGTAGGGCACCAGCTCCCGCCATAGCTGAAGTGGGCCTTCCTTGCCGTGGGCTGCCTGCAGCGCCAGCAGATCGGCCCAATCCGAAGCTTCAATGCTGGAGCGCTCTACCGCCCATCTCAAGTCCCGTAGGTGGCGCTTTTCTAGGCGCAGTTGCTCGCGTTCAGCCTCTCGGGCGTCTGCGCGGTCTCTCTGGCTGGCGAACATAGGCCGGGTGTGCCGTACCCTTTAACAGTATCACCAGGGTCAACCCTCGCCGGGTCGTTCTCTTGTGGTACTGTATGGAAGTCCCACAAGCCACAACTATGGCAACCACAACCACGCCCAAGGCCAGCCCCGTTCTGCTGGAGCGTATCGGCCGGCTTGAGATCTGTTCCGGCCACTGGCTGCTGATCCGTGACGGTGAGCCCGAAACCGATTGCAGCCACCAATGGCACCACACCCCAGAACGCCACCTAGAGACCTGCCTAGCTGAGCGCTGGCGCGGAGTCTCTCTCGGTTTCGTGCCTTCCTATTGCGGCTGGAGCGATTACGACAGCACCGGCTTGGCAGGTAAGGCCAACTACAACGTGTTGACCGATCCCGCCAGCACACCCGATCCGCTCGGCGGCATCCTCACTGTTGACTACGGCTGGAACGGTTCCGGCGTGGTGCTCGATCTGTTGCGGGTTCCGGCGGACGTAATCGAAACCGTAGAAGCGCTGGAAGCGTATCCGCTGATTTCGGACGATGAGCACTCCACGCTGGAGATGGAAGAGATCGACCGGGCCTGGCAAGACTCCTACGCGAGCGACTGGCGCGACGCCATCCGGGATCAACTGGCGGCCTACTGTCCTGAAGCGGTGCTGGATCAAAACCAGTACGGCCCGAGCACCGCGAAGTTTTGGGCTGATGATCAGCTCGATTTGCTGCCTGAAGACAAGCTAGAGCGGGATCTGCTGGAGCTTTTCAACGTTTGCCGCGAGTGGTCAAACGAGGATTGGCTGGTAGAGGATCTCAGCTGCGGTGCCTACATCAGGCTTGAGAAGGTCGCGGCTGGTGTTGACCGCTCGGATCTGGTGGCGCTCACTGGCCTGGTACTGCTGCCGGTTGATCAGGAATGGCGCCGGGAGTCCTATCCCTGGCCTGATGGCTCGGGCGATGCCTTGGCTCCTGCGCTTGCCTGATGGCGCAATCTGCTGTATTGTTTCACACGAGACCCAACCCTAAGGCTCACACCATGACCGACACCTCTTTCCACTGGAACGGCTCGCACGTAAGCGGCTCCCGCGCTTGTGCCTCCGTTCGTTACGTAGGCCCTACTAACAGTCGTGGTTCCCGCTGGCTCGCAACGATCAAGCGTGATTCCGGCACCGTTTGGCGTGGTTCCGCCACATTCGAGGAAGGCCCGATCACTGCGGCGCTACGCGCAGCCACCAAGGCTGGCGTGGAGTGGCAGGCACTTACCTGCCTAAGCCTCGATGCTGATACCTACGTCGTTGGATTCTGATCATGCTTGAGACTCTGACTGTTTGGAATGTTGAGCTGACCGATACGTTCGGCGGCGAGGCCAACTACAGCTGGGTGCGGCGTGATCAACTGGCGCTGCCGCAGGACGCCAGCCGCCGACAAATCGTGACGGCCGCCAAGGCCGCATTGGGTCTGACTGGCACCCGGTGCCGGACGTTTGAGATTGGCGAGGGTTTCGAACTTCGTCCGGTGGGATCGTGCACCGTTGCTTTTGTCTTGCCGTCCTACTGAGCGGCTTTCGCTTCGCTCGATCCGCACCGCTTTGGCGGTGCTTTTTTATTGTTGTGCAGTGGTGGCGCTAGTATTGAACCAAACGGCCAGGGAATCTAACAATGTCGGACAATCCGGAAGCTAACAACGAAGCGCCGGAAGTTACGGCGGAAAGTGGAAAGAAGTACTCACGGCCATTCGGTAAGCGTAACCCGGACGCGGTGATAGAAGAACGCCGCAAACGACTGTACAAAAGGCAGCTAACGGGTTTGACCGTCCGCCAGCTGGTTCTAGATCACGCGGATCGTGAGTCTATAGCTGAAGCTACGGCCTGGCGTGATTGGGAAGCCGTCTCAGCTTGGAACGAACAGGATTGGCAAAAGGACAGGGAAGCGATAGTCTCACGTCTCCAGGGTATGCGCCTACGCGCAATAGACGCCGCAATTCGGAAGGGTCAGATCGGTTCCGCCCAACTCCTTATGCGCGACCTTGGCGCAGTGGTTGGCGAGGTTGCACCGGAAGCCGCAGCCGCTGCAGCCCCGCAGCTCAGTATCGTGGTGGAAGACAAGCGCCAGGGCTAGCCATCCGGCCGATAGTGTGCAACAATGGGAGAGTAAGCAAATCAAGCTTCCTCATGAAAAGCACCCATCCTGCGGTGATCCACGCGCGTCGCGTCTTCGCGGGCGACGTTCCGAACGAGACCGGCAAGCCCTGGCGCGGCTGGCTGATTGCCGGCCTGTCAGGCGGTGGTGGCTGGGTTGCCGTACGTCAGGCTGACCCTACCGGCCCAATCCGCGTATTCCCTTGCTGCTCACTGGCGCAAGCTAAGGCAACATTGCTCGCCAGCTAAGCGCACCCCTCTTTTCCCTCAAGCCAACCACGCTACCCACCATGAACCGTATCCTGACCCTGGCCGCTGTGCTCACCGCTTGTGCGGTGCTCGCTATGGGCGCCGATAATCAGAATCAGCTGGCACGTTGTGAGTCTGCCGGCCGCTCGGCTGCAGAGTGCCGCTTACTCGTGCTCGGGCGCTAGCGAAACAACGTAACAACATAAAGCCGGTGTCGTATCACCGGCCTTTTATGTTGACACAATATAACAATACTGTGATACAACATGGGGGTGTGTTCGTGATTCTGTGCTGCGGTTGCGGGACCCAGGGAACCTACTGACACATTCTCAATTTCTTCTTCTGTACTACACCGGGGGCAGGGTTGCGATTCCTGTAATACCCTAGAAGGTACCCATACCCCAAAAAATGCCCGATTCTGCTGGAGCACTCACCCTCCGCTACGCGCAAGGCGAAGTTTTCTCCAGCCGAAAACGCTTCAGAGTGTTGGTAGCTGGCCGAAGGTTCGGCAAAAGTTATCTGTCATGTATCGAGTTATTGCGTGGGGCGATCGAAAGGCCGGGCGAAACCTTCTTTTATGCAGCCCCTACATACCGAATGGCGAAAGACATTGCTTGGAAAGTCCTAAAACGCCTCGTCCCGAAAGCCTGGATCAAATCCAAGAACGAAACGGACCTCAAGATCGAGCTGGTGAACGGCTCGACGATCGAACTGAAGGGCACTGAAAACGCCATGGCCCTCCGAGGCCGCAGTCTGTCTGGCGTGGTGCTCGACGAAGCCGCCTTCATGGACGCCGAGGTCTGGTTCGAGGTGATCCGCCCCGCCCTTGCGGACAAACAAGGCTGGGCACTCTTCAT